CGCGATCCTGCACATTGTTGAAGTCCAGTTTGTAGTTATGATACCCGAAGTTGATGAGGTCGAAATAGCGCAGGAACATGGGATGTGTCACCTTCGAATTGGCGACAACCGTCTTTCTGTACTGCAGCGCAGCCACATCGCCTGCATTGAATTTGCGATGAATCGTCTCGTGCGCAGCCAGCTCTTTAGGGGGAGCCACGTCATCGGTCATCTCCGTGCTGTTATTGATGCCGATGCCGCCATCGCCCAGCGTAGCTGCATAGTTGTTGCTGCCATGCGTAGTGCGGTTTTCATTCCACTGAATTTCACCATCGTATATAAAGAAGTCCTTGATGCCGAGCTTTCTTAATTCTTGCGCTGCTTGCTGTGCGTAGACTCCGGCCCTAGAATTGGCAACGCGGAGATACGCGTAGACGGTTCCGTCTCCATCTTCTCTTCGGGTCGCCCCGCATTGTTCCATGCGTTTAAGGAAGCGCGACCGGTGCTCAGGCGCTTTTCGTCTACCTTCGGAAGTTTCTTCCCAGTGTAAAACTCGATCCGCTTTAAAAGTATCTCTTCGTGCTTCTTCAGCTCTTTCTCGTCCATTCTTGAATGCCTCCTTCAAGGAATGTTTAGTCTCGTTGCTGCCAGTATATTCCTGCTCGCTTCCGGATTCAACCTTTTTCAGCGCCGCCTTCTGTGCGTCCTCAAACAGCTTGATCAGCTGCTCGTTCTCGCGGATCGCATCCTGGACATCCTTGCGAGCCTCTGCGTTCTCCTTGCCGCGCAGCCGATCCAGCATGCGCTTGAGCTTGGCGACAGTGTCCTTCAGGATCTCGATGAACTTCTTTGCGCCGCTCTTGGCCTTCTCGTCCTTGCCGGTGATAATCCGCTCCATTGCTTCACGGAATTTCTTCTCATCGCCGTACATCTCGATAATGGAGTCTGCAGTGATTTCCTCCATCGCCAGGCTGGTGGTAATGCGTCTGTTGCCGGCCTCATAGCGAGCCTGCATGCCCTCAGCCAGTGTTCCAGCCTCAGCAGGTCTGCCAGCGTTCTTAGCCTGGTATAGAGCATTCATAAAGGCCATGCCCTCATCCGGTGCCAGCTCCATCATACGATGCACAGCGATCTCGTGAGACAGCAGGAAGGTCATGCTCTTGTTGCGCTCATTCGCCAGCTTAGCGATCTTGTTCAGGTTCGCTACGCCGCCGATCTCCTGCAGCTTCTCTGTGCTGATACCAAAGTCCTTTGCCATCGTCACAATAGCATTGGAGCTGATCTTACCGTCAAAGGTTTCGCTCTCAGTAGACTCACCCCAAACGCCCTTCACGGCGTAGGCTTTCGCCATCAGCTGCATGAACGCGCGATCTTCGCTAGAGATATCAGCAGGCGCGCCGGTCATGTCAAAGCCGGCATCTTCCCAAATGGTAGGATTCTTGCGCTTGCGCTCTGCCAGGTCGTTCATGGCATCGAGACGGCCTGCATTGTACGCCTCTTTCTGAATGCCAGTCAGCTTCTCTGCGGCATGGCCCAGCTTGTTGTTGTAGCCCATCTCGTAGGGAGACTGGAAAGCCTTCTGCACTTCCTCTGCGCTCATGTCGCTAGTCTCTACCACACTGCGGAACGTTGCCATACCAGCATCGCCGTAAACAGCGTTTTTAGGGCTTCTAGGCGCGTATTCATTTTTAGCAGGTGTTTTCTCGGATGCAGCCGGATCTTCGCTCACACGGGCTCCTGCAGCCTCCTGCGAGGCCTTCTGTGCCTCAGCCTTGATTGCAGCAGCGTTAGCCTGGTACAGACGACCAACAGCCCAATCATTCACGGTCTGGCCGGCCTTAACCTTAGCGCCCAGCGCTTCTGCCAGCTGGTGACTTTCGGTCTCAGGCGCACTCACCAGGCCCTCGTCAATAATGGCCTGAACTACATCGTCACCCATGCCCTTGAACTGTTTGCCATACTCAGCAGGCTTGTTGCTCAGGTAGGTGGAGACATCGCCAGCTTCCATCACGCCGGTGGTCAGGAACGTCAGCACAGCAGTGTATACGATATCCTCAACGGTAGGTGCATCGTATTCCTCGCCGAAGATCAGAGTACGGTACAGAGGCTCCAGGTAATTCTGCAGCTCTTCCTCAACGATTTCGCTGCCGCTCTTAATGCCAGCAGCTGCTGCTGCACGAAGCAAACCATTGTCAATGCTTGCCACCTTGGAGAGCAGCTTGCCGCTCACGCCGCTAGGTGCAGCCAGCTTGCCGATACCACCCAACAGGTACTGCAATGCGCCTTCACTTGCGCCTACAGCGATAGCATAGGTCTTTGCCTGATCCTTGGTGTAGCCCTCACCCAAAGCCTGGTTGTAGGCGTTACCGGTAGCAGACAGGCCCAGCGTAGCAGCACCGGCAGCGGATGCAATGCCAGCAGGAGCGCCCAGGCCGCCGGTTACAGCGGTCACCAGGACAGAAGGAGCCATGTTCGCGAGCACGCTTGCGCCCTCGTAGCCCATCTCGCCCCAGGTCTTATCCATGCCAGGGATCTGCGTACCGTTTTCGGCCAGATCTTTCATGATGTAGGAAGATGCATACTCCGTAGGACTGGTAGCCAGCATCTCGTCTGTGAACAGCTGGCCGATACCACGGCCGAACTGATTCAGACCAGACCACACACCATGTGCACCGGTAGCCAGGAACCGACCTACATCGCTCTCAATGCCGCGAATGTTCTCGCCCGTCTCAGTGCCCTTGCGGTAGTTTATCGCTTCCTGCAGATGCTCCAGGTATTCCCCTGCAGCTTCCTGGCCGTCCTTAGCCAACAGGTAGTTGTAGATGCTCCGCTCATCATCGGTCATGTACTCGTTGGGATTTTCAGTACCGGTGAAGCTGCCGAAATCAGGCGCATCCATGTAAGCATTGTACATGGCGCTGTCCTGGTAATGCTGCGCGTTGTAGATGTCGCGATTCAGAGCAGCCACCTGCTGGCTCAGCTCGTCATAAGTGGCCTGCGCATCCACCTGCTGCTGGCTGTGCTTTTCGATCAGATCCATGCCGCCATAGCGCTGCGCACCAGACACGGCCGTGTATGCCTTGTCTTTGGCTTTCTTAGCCTGCTCCATCTGTGCAGTCAGCGTTTCCAGCTGCTTCTTGGCTGCGCCCAGGTCGAGATCCATGAGGCGATTGTACTCGTTGTACGCGTCCTCGTTTTCCCACTGAGACCAATAGTCTCGCTCGCCACCCAAAGAGCTGTGAGCATCGTTCAACCAGGTCGAACTGTCGTCCAGAACAGCAAGGATATTGTCCACCATTTTGCTGTCATAGGCGTTTCGGTTCTCTGTGAAGTGCTGCCGGTATGCATCAGCCTGACTCTTGATCCGGTTGATCTCAGCCTGTGTGTCATTGGCGTAGCGAGTGAAGGGAACACTGCTCTGGAACTTACCCTCACGGCTGCTGTACTCATTGCCCACGCGCTGAGTGAAAGAGTTGATTTCATCGACCAAACTTGCGACACCGCTAACCTTATCCTCCGGAAGATACTTCGCGCCACCATAGCGCTGCTGCCAGGTGCTGAGCGCAGCCTTCGGATCTCTCTTTTCCTTGGAGGGGGACGAAGAAACTTCGTCCGCCCCCTTGTTGGTTTTCACGGTCTGGTTTTTGGTCGGTGTGGTTCCGCTGCTTTTCTTTTCGTCCTCATCGTCTTTGCCGTATTTTGTGCGCCATGCAGACAGCGCACTTTTGGGATTTGCCATGCGTCCCCCTCCTTAACCACGATATCTGTTGTAGAGCGTGCTGTAGTCGGTCAGATTCAATACGCCGGTCTGATATGCTTCTTTGATTGCAGCAAGGATATCAGAAGTAGGTCTGCCTTCCTTCTCCATCTGCTTGAGGATGGAAACCACGTCAGCATAGTTGCTGGCAGCAGACTCATACTCTTCCAGAGGCTTGCCCTGGATCGTTGTGCCTTCCATCTTCTTGGCGATCTGATAATAATCCCATGCAGCCTTCGCGCCCTTGTTGCCGGCCTTGCTCTTGGATTCAGAGCCCCATCTGCCGTCCACGCCAGCGCCGAAGTATTTCTGCATCTCGCGGATCTGAGAATCGCTGAGGCCCTCGTTGTCCCAGCCGCTGCCGGTAGATCCGGAGTCGTCCTTGTCCTTTTTGTCAGATCCGCCCTTAGAGTCACCATTACCGTTACCACCATTGCCGTTACCACCATTACCGTTGCCGCCATTGCCACCATTGCCGTTGCCACCGTTATACATGGCATTCAGTTCCTTTTCGAGCATGTCATTCTCAAACTGCTGCTGCTCGGCTGCCAGAGCATCCTGCTCCAGCTGGTGGGCCCACTGCTCATCGTAGTTCTCGTCTCCAACCTTATCGCGGCCAACCTGGTAGTTATAGTCGCGATTGTCAGTAGAAACAGTCCAGTCAAACTGATCCTGGCGGAACGCGTTGTCGATTGCGTCCTGGGATGCACCGTAGTCGAAGCTCTGCTGCCACTGGCCGTCTGCCACATCGTCACGATACTGGCCATAGGCGAAGTCGCGGTCGGCGTACCAGTCGCTCATGGTATCGCGGTAACGGCCGTACTGCGTGTCATCCATGCTCTGCAGCAGGCCCAAGTCACGCACCTGGTTGTCGATATCCTGCAGGTACATCTCATACGCCATCTGATACAGTTCAGGGATCTTGTCGCCCAGCTGCGCATTGTAGTAGTTGTTGGCCTGCTGTGCCGCAGTGATCGCGTAGCTGTTCATGCCACCGGCATTGGCTGCAGCTGCTGCCAGCGTGTCATTCATGGCGCGAGTGCCTTCGCGGTTGTACATCTGCTGATACTGCTGATACAGGGGATCGTTCTCGGCGTTGTAGGAGAAACCCTCGCGATTGAGAACCTGATTCAGCAGCGCGTCAATCTTGTCGCTGTAGCTGCTGTTATATGTAGGCTTGCTCACATCGTAGCTAAAGCCGCCGCCACCGGTCTGAACCGGCTTCTCACCGTACAGATCCCACAGCTCTGCGTAGATCTCCGCGCTGGTCTTGCCTCGGTTATCGCCCTGGGCAATGACCTTGTCCTCACGCTTAGCCAGAAGGTCAATAACCGAATCCCAATCGCCACCCTGTGCCGCATAGATTGCGTCCTGGTGGAAGTTGGTGCCAGCGTACTGCGCCCAAGGATCATTCTTGACGGTAGTGCCGCCAGAAGAACCACCGGAAGAACCGCCAGAAGAACCGCCGCCAAGATACTGGCTGTAGTTGTTGGTAGTAGTCTGCTTACCGCCGTAGCTGCTGGAATTGATCTTGTCGTTTCTGGCCTGCTCGTACTGCGCTGCTGCGCTGTAGTCGCCAGCTGCGACAGCACTATTGATCTTGGACTGCCAGTCGGTATTCATCAGTTCATCCTGGTTTTTATATACTGCCATTTTCTCACTCCTTACACTTGTGTCTTTACACATCACTTCCCGTGAAGAACTCACGGATGAAGGTGCGCGTCAGGCATTCGCCGCGACCAGATAGACGGATCTCCACACTGTCACAGCGAGCAGGGATCACCGGAATACTAACAGTGCGAGCCCTATCGTTGTGTGTGGTGTAGATCTGCTTCCACTGGTCGTCTACGTTGCGTCTCTGCTCCACAGTCAGCGAGCTGCCTGCAGCCATCTCAAGACGCAGATGGAACTTGGAATAGCCCTTGCGCTCGTTGATCGTCTCATTGAACGGGCAGAACGTTGCGCTCCACTCAATGTCACTCTGATCTGCATTGCCATCCACTTTCAGCAGCTTGCCGTCAGCGGTCAGGAAATACACACTACCTTCGAAGAACGCCATGTCTACGCAGTGTGTATCATCCTCTCGCACCCACAGGTCTCGCTGCACATCGTACACGAACACATGCCAGGCGCTGCCCTCTCTCATGGAGATGTAATACCTTGTGCCGTCAGTCTCTGCGCAGGCCTCGCTGTATTTGCGCACGCCAAACTTAGAGCTGATCAGCTCAGGCACGCCGCCGGTATAAGCGTACACGCCGCCAACGCCCTTGTAGTACAGCGTTTCGTTGATGCAGCAGATGGATCTCTCACTGCCAGCCTGCACGCCGTAAACCTGGGAAGTAACGATCTGGAAGTTGGAAGGCTTGCTGCCGTACAGCTTGTGCAGCGTGTTCTCCTTGAAGAAGCAGATGTGGGAAGAGAACGGCACGCAGCCGGTGAACTCTCCGTCACTGCCAACGTCAATGTAGTAGCTGTCAGAAGTCAGGCCGTCAAAGACATTGAAGTTGAGCGGATCGCCGTACTTGCTGCCGTAGATCGTGTTTCCCTTCGTGCCCCATAGCCGGTAGTTGCTCTCGCAAACGAAGTCCAGATCCGGAATATTGCGATTAACTGTTACCGTTCCTTCCTCAGTTCCAGCCGCGAAGGTGTTCTCGTAGAACGTCAGCACCTTGCCTTCCACGCCGCGCACGATCACGGTCTTGTTGTTCTCCGGATGCGTAGTGCAGCCTTTGATCTCTACTGCATCGCCCACACGGAAGGGGAAATCAGCTCCGGTTGTGGTGATGGTCTTGTCAGTGAACACCAGGCCGCTAGCCTCAGCACTGGCCTCCATGCTGCCAAACTCACCGGTCTCTACGTTGTAGAACTTCTTGTCAGGGAAAATCAGGATGTAGTTGCCCACCGTCTCGATCTGCTTGCGGCCCTCGGTCACAGCGCCAACCTCGTTCTCCTTGTAGAGCACCTTCGTACCGTCAATGACCAGCAGCCCTTCCTTCGCGTGTACCGTAGTAGGCGCTGTGTATGTGCCTACGTGAGCTCGGCCGTATCGCTGGGAGATGCAAGGATACAGCGAAGTAGAGATGTTGTGTGTATCGGAAAACTCGCCGTCCTTGTATCCCTCGCCGTAGTTAATGCCCTGGAACGACACCACATACTTTTTGGAGTTGCTCTGTGTTACGTTCAGAAAAGGAAGCATCGCGTCACCCCATTACATTTCTGAAGTTGCACGACTTGCCAGTATTGTCATTGCGGATGTGCCATGTCTTGTACTGCTCAAGCCGCTCCTGGAACATCAGGATTGTGTTGTTGTAGTTGTTGTACTCGCGATTGTAGAAGTCGATCATCGCGGATACATACAGGTGATAGATTTCATCATAGGGAGCCTGAACCAGCAGCGGAGTGTCTGCATCATCCGGCAGGTTATACTCCGGTGCATCGTCATGGTGAACTTCGCGGCTCACCATG